ACAACAGGATAAGATATACTTTCTTCAAAGTCTGTTGGTTCAGGATTCATTTCTTTTATTTTTTTACCTTTATAAAATATTGTTAAACCACCATATTCTTCTTTCCATTGTTCAGGCATAAAGTAGAATAAATGAGACGCATATTTGCCTACACTATCTACGTGAGGTGATACATCTAAACCACTTTGTGTTTTATGAAAATCAAACCTTAATTTAAAATCTTTTATTTTTAACAACTCACAAATCCATTGTTTATATTCTTTTCCTTTTAATTGACTAATCAATGTTTGCCATACAAAAGGTAATTTATTTACGCCAACTATAAAATTATCAAAATAAGGACTTTCTTTTTGAGTTGTAACACACATAAACCTTCTTACGTGAGGCCTTTGTCCGTGTTTTCTTGTTTCAGGTTTTTCATCTTTAAATAAACTATCTTTAGGATATTGTTCTAATAATGTTTTATAATCTTCATCACTTATAAATTTATCAATCAATAAGTGTGGATTATATCCTTCTTTTTCAAATAAAGTTTTATTTGGTAAGTTCAACATTTTCAAATACTAATCCTCTTTCTTTCCAAAAATCTCGTTGCATAGTAGATTTAGTTTTAGAAATATTTGTAAGGTCTTCTCTTAATTTAAATCCATACTTATTAAATAATTCTATCCAATAAGGCAATTCTTCACAATTAACGTGATGATGGCCTGGTTTGCCAGGTTCAGAATATGTAATAAAAGCATATTTTGCCTTTGTCATTAAAGACATCCAATTATCTTCATATTGTTTTTCTACGTGTTCTACAAATTCACAACACCAAGCAAAATCAAATTGTTCTTCTAATTGTAATTTACCCTTTGTAAAATCGTGTAATTTAAAAAGTTCAGGTTTATCTCTTTTTAAAGTAAAGTCGCCATCTACACCTAATACTTTTAAACCTAATTCTTCAGCAAGATATACTTGTCCTCCTGGTCCACAACCTATATCTAACATAGATTGACAACCTAATTCTTTTGCAAACTCTATTATTCCTTTATCTGTATGCGTTCTTCCTTTATGACCACCTAAATGACTTGGTAACTTATCCATCTATTAACTCCTCTATTTTTTTTAATATTTTATCATTTCCTATTTCATCTAAAGTAAATTCTGTATGTGCCATTTCATTATACCATTCTTTCATTTGTTCAGGTGTATTATAATTAATATCGTTTATTTTAGATAGATCACTATTACCTAGTTTATATCCGAAGTTAGCACTACTTGTAAAACAAGGTATGCCTAAAAATGTTAGTTCAAATATAGATGTACTATTATCTAATACAGCACAATACATTTTACCTGAAAGATTTTTAAAAGTTGTTGTATCAGGTATTTTTTCATAATTAGAATAATCAATACTTGATTTAGGATGTGGTTTAACTTTTATAGGTCTATCTGTATATTTTCTTATTTCATTATAACTATCTTGTACAAATTGTTCAGCTGGTTTTGTTGAAGTAGGATCATTTTCTAAACCTGGGCATATTACTATAAATCCATCATTATTATTTTTCCATTGATGATTATAAAATTGATTACTAAGATGTTTTTTTACTTTAGGATTTTCTGTAATAAATTTTTCTAATCTATCTTCTTTAGGTTTACAAAACTTACCTCTACCGTAAGTCCAGTGATTTAACCCCATTCTATAGTAATAAGGTGTTTCGTCTTTCCAATGAGTTGTACCTGTTATGGCTGATCTTATTCTACACAATGAACCTGTTTCAAATACAATATATTTTTTATCATATGAGTCTAAAACATTTGTAAAAAACGTATTAATGTTTTCTAACCAAGCTTGTCTTCTTAAATTATTTTGAGGATGCCATTGTCTCTTATCAAAAGTGCTACCCCAAGTGCCAAAAAAAAGTGCTACATCTGCATTTTGTATTTCATAAAGGTCTTTAATAGATAATAAATTTTTACTAAAAAAATCTTCACCATATACCATATTAATATGATAATTGTTTTTTAAAACAGATTTAACTCTGCTAATTGCATTAGAAGTGCCTATTGTAACAGTTCTTATCATTTTGGTATCTTATCGTGTCCTATATGTGTTATTGATCTTATCTTTACTTTATCTTGTTTATTATGTACAAGGTATCCTTCTATCTGATCATAGCCATTTTCTCTTGCCCATAACACTCTTTTGTTACCTGTTTGTACATAAAGACCAGGTTTAACTTTATTGTTTTCATCTATGTGTGGTAAGTTTTTTCTTTTAAATCTTTCATATACCCATTCAGGTTCGTGTGTTGATACCATAATTGGATAAAGTATACCGTTATTACTAAAACTTTGATCATAATTAAAACTATTCATTCTTTTTTTTAACCAATTTTCAGGTGGTATTAATATCAATTCATTTAAATTAAATAATTGTAATTTAAAATGTTCTAATTCTTTAGGTTTATTTTTGGCGTATAAAATTTTCATAACCAGCTTTTGCAACATAATAAGCGTCTATAATATCAGTAACAGGATTATTAAGTTTAGTTTGTTCAAACTCTTTTACTAAATCTAAACCTGTATCAATTTTAAATTGTTCATACATTTTTAGTTTATCTGCATTGCCTTTACCTGTTGCAATTTTTTTAATTTGACCAGGAACTATTTGTTTAAAATTTTTATTTGATTTATAAAGTTTATGTTTTAAAGTTCCCATATTCTCTGCTAAATTAAATACAAGTCCTTTACTACCAAAACTATAACCTTCTATAAAAATATTATCAGTAATATTGTTAATAAGAGAACACGCCCAATCGGAAATCTGATCGTGTCGCTGTGTCTCGGAGGTATAGGGTAGATGTAGTCTGCCATTAAGTTGTCCTTTTAAATAATCACCTTCATACTTTTTCACATTTGTTAAATAATATATCTTACAATTTTCAAACTTAAATTCACCCGTACATATACATACGGCTGGACTACTTAAACTATAATCAATTCCAACTATCGTCATCAGCCTGATCGTAGGCTGTTTTTGTATCTGTGTCTTCTTCATAATCCTCTAGGTCTACCTCATAACCACAAAATGGACAAGTAAGAGGTTCTAAATCTTGCTCTTCTAAATCCCATTGTATGGTATATTTAGTCTGACATTGAGGACAATGTTTTTTAGCTTTTTCTAACATTATAGTTTAAATTTCTTAAATTGATCTTTTTTAACGTCTTGTTTAACACCGCCAATTACATATGACTCTATTTCTGTTTCTTGTGGTGCATTTTGAAGTCCTTTACTATTTAACCAATGATCGACCCAAGGTAAAGGATTTGACTTCTGTTCATATACTGTTTTTAATCCTATTGCTTTCATTCTTCTATTTGCCATATACTCTACAAATTGATGTAATAATTTTTCAGATAGACCTATCATAGAACCTTTACTAAACAAATATGTCGCCCATCTTTTTTCTTCACCAACTGCTTCATCATACATTTTATAAACTTCATCTTCACATTCTTTTATGATCTTAAGCATATCTTTATCTTTTTCATAATCTCTCCAGTTATTAATAATTCTTTGTGACATCGCCAAGTGTTGACTTTCGTCTCTAGCAATAAAAGATATAATCTTTGCTGAACCTTCTAATAACTTTAATTCACCAAACGCAAACGAACAAGCAAATGATACATAAAATCTTAAACCTTCAAGTATGTTTACAGTTACCATAGCCTTATACATTTTTTTCTTTAATTCATACAAGTCAACTTTATCTGGTGTAAGTGTCCATTGATAACCCATTGCAATTAAATCATCATAAGTTTGCGTTACAGACTTAGCACGTCTTTCTATTTTTTCATCTTGTATAATTGTATCAAAAACTTCACTTGGATCTGGATATAGGTTTTTAATGATGTAAGTATAACTTCTACTGTGTATTGTTTCAATAAAGTCCCAAGTTACAATACAACCTTCTAATTCAGGTAAACTACAAAAAGGTAAAAACGCAAGACAAGGGCCTCTACCTTGCACACTATCTAACATAGTTTGATATTTTAAATTAGAAGTAAAAATAAACTTTTGTTCAGGTCGTAACTCGGCATAATCATTTCTGTCTTTTTGTAAAGATACTTCTTCAGGTCTCCAAAAGAAACCTAACTGTTGTTGATTTAGTTTATCAAAGATAGGATACTTCATATTATCATATCTTTGTACTGCTAAATCAGGACCAAAAAACATTAACTGTTT